GGCGTAGAACTGTCCGTAGCCGTCTCCTCTGAGTGATCCTTGCCATTCCCAACAGTCTTCGGGGTTGCCGATGTTGACTCTTGCCCAAAATCGGGTTGTGATTTTGTATAGAAATGTTTCCATACGCCGCCCTTTGTCAGCCCCGCCTGTGGAAACCTTAGCATCTGTATTTCCAGCGTTGTACTTTGGGGTGTCGAGACTTGCAGATTAGGTCTTTCAACCCATTGCAGTTCGCTTTGATGGCTCCCCATCCCCACGGACCGACAGGCCACTTGTATTTGGTTCCTTGCCAGTGTCCTTCCCAGGCGATGTTGTCAACGACGCGAGCTTGTTGTAGTGAGTTCAGTCCTTTAGCGGATGAGGTGTTGGACCAGCGTTGCCAGGTGCCACGGGCTATGCCGAACATTCCTGTGTAGGACTTGGTGGAGTGGTTCACGTCGGAACCGGTTTCGCATTGTGCGAGGCGGCGGTAGAACGCCCACGGCATTACGAGTTCTTCGCCGTATGCCTGTGTTGTGGTTGGTGTGAGGGTGGATAGGGACAAGATGATGAGGGTTACTGCGAGTTTCCGCATTGGTTTCCTTTCGACAGGGGACAGGTCATCTAGGTTTCATGTGCCTCCTCAGGGGTATTGTTAAACGCATTAGACGATTCTAACCGTTCTAAAACACCAGCGAGTCCGTAAGTACCTGGGAAGATGTCATCCAACTGATCACCTGGTTCCCATCCAAGCATGGCAATAACCCATTCAAAGAACTTGTCAGGCTTTGCGCCCTTCAAACCTTTACGCATAGCGATAGCGCAAGACAGCCAATCACGGGTCATTGGCCGTCGATGTCTCATATCACGCCCCCCCCTAAAGATGACGGGTTCCCATGCGTATTGAACAGAAACATTGACTCGTATCTGATGAAATGTTTTTGTCCATGCAGCAACACGTACATCTTCGGGACAGACAGGGAGAATCCAAGCAAGGTCTTTGGGGTTGCAGGACAATGCCCAACCATCTGGGTATTCGTCTGTCAATCTTTGGATAAGAAGAACGTGTGCTTCTTTACTGTCGTACTCCGATGCGTTATCGTGATGTTCGGAATATTTTGATTTACCGTTACCCAAGTATGGTGGGTCGGCGTATGCAAACTTCATGTTCGCCCCTTTCTGTTTTACAATTAGGTCAGTCTAGCCTGAACAGTCTCAGACCAAAAGATTGGGTCATTCCAATCCGCAAAAGAATTCAAATCCTGCTGCGAAACCCAATAAGTATCAGCACTTCGTAGCTGTCCAACACTCATACCGGTAGCCAAATCAATCCAGCCAACCAGTAAAACCTTGTTCTCTTTCACGATGCACAAGATGTAGTCGGCAGGTTTGTCTTTCGGATGTAGGAACAGATGACCGTCTCGATGTTCTGTTGAACGTATCTGGTAGTGAGCGACATCACCTGGTAGGTCAGCTAGGCGTTTGTTGGTGGCGGGTTGCCAATGCCTATCGAACGCTTTCGCTACCGCATACTCGGCAATCATCCCGATGATGTCTATTTGCCAGTAGTTCTTACGTTCGTCTGATCCGTAGAACTGTGGCCGTTCTTTTGCGATGGATGCGATACGCCGTTGACAGCCTGCCATTGCTGCGTGGGCGAGTTCGTATTCATCTAGGGTTACGACGATTTGCACCTAGTAACCAGCCTGCTTCAACAACCCAACAAGAACCCGTGTCGGCAACACCGCATACCATTCACCAGGGTCGGTAGTGCCACGCTTCTTAGCGATAACAGCACCCGTGTCTGCTTTAGCGTTGACCATTTCCACTTCTAGTTCTTTGATCCAGCCAGCCAAATCTATTGTCTTATGGTTCTTTACCTCAAACACGATAGGCCCACAGCCGGTGATGTCGCCCTTGTCCACGGTGCCGTGCAAAGCTCGACGCTCCGCATAGGGGAAACCGTTCTCTCGTAGGAACTTCACTACCGCAGTCTCAGCAGCAGTGCCTTTCTGTTTTGCTTTACTCACTATGGCACCCTTCGTAAAACGCTTGACCCCAAATCTCGATGGGGTGATACCCAAGCCTGATGCACATACGGTCAGCGTTATACACATCAATGCCTTCATGCACCCAACGTTGAGCAGATCGTTTCCCGACAGCGTTCAAACGGTCATCAGCACGGAGACGCTCCACCAAAACAGACCCATCAAGACGCAACTGAAATGTGGCGACAGGTCGGCGGCTTTTCTTGTAGTCACTGTTTGCTTTACGGCAAATCTCGCACCGGCATTTGTATTTCACATAGCCGTTTCTTCCGTGGATCATCAGACATTCCACCAGTCTTTGTGTTTGTTTTCCCAACGGCGGTAATACTCCTGAACCCACTGCTTGTCCTTGTTGGGTTTATTGAGCAGGGCTACAGCGTGGGCAAGGCCGTTCATTATCTCGCGCAGTTCCTTGACTTCTGCTTTCATCTCTTTCAGTTGATGTCGAAGCAAAGTGATGCGGTCTTCTAACGAGTTAATGTCATGCGGCATCGTGTACAGCCTTCCAGTATTTCTCAACTACACCAGCGCAGTTAGGGCATCCGGTGTCATCTGTGATGCCTGCCAAACGAAGACCCTTCTCACATTCAAGAGCAAGGTATAAAGCCTCAGCAATCTCTTTCCAGGTGTCACGTTCGTTGGCTACTTCTGTCATCGCATTGTCGTGGTCGTCGATGTACACATAGTCCCTCACTTCTCCAACTCCTTCTCCATCGCTTGTCGAACAAGATCACGAAGCAACTGTGACCGCTTGATGCCACGGGCCTGACAAAGCAAACCAATTTCTTCCAACTGTTTCGGTGTCACACGGATACCGATGATGTGTGCCGAAGCCTCTGATGCGTCAGGGTCAACTGTTCTTTTGTTAGCCATTACATAGCCTCCGACATCTTCTTGTATGCGGTACGAAGCTTGGCAAGGTCGCCTTCAGTCCACTTCTCTGAGTCACCCAAACCAGCAGCCTTCGCTACCTCGTCGGGGTTGATGCCACGTGCCTCACACGCAGACTTGAACTGGTTCACCTGGGCGATAGATAGCAAACCATCAGTCTTTGGTGTGGTCTTCGGGGTTGCCTTCGGTGCCGGTGTAGGTGTGTGGCTAGGGATGTCATCCCATTCCTGCTTAGTCCACAACGACAGACAGATACCGAAACGCATAGCAGCATTACGAATGAAGTCCGATGCGAGTTCTTTCAACAGGTCAGGCTTGTTGTGTGCTACTGATCCGATACCGAGACGGCGTACACCGTGAACGGTGAGCCAGCCAGCCATATGTGCCAGCCCGTTCTCGACGCGGTATGCGGGCAGGCCGTCAGCGTCAAACGCTACTGGTTCCCATGACCAGCACGGGTCAATCTCGATAAGCATTTTGGTTACGTCGGCGTGACCAACGAAGTCAAGTTGGATTCCACCCTTGGGTAGTTTGCCAACGATGCGCGGGTCAGGCACACCGTATGTGGCGAGTACATCGCCAAGTCCAATAGTTTTCTTTTCCATTATTTTTCTCCCTTCAAGAGAAAGCTACGTGTTGTTGATGTTTTTGTGAACTGTGTATGCAGTTCGGGGTACGCTTCTTTGAACGCTTTTGCGTCAAAGGTGCTGCGTTCTTGTGCCTTCCAAGTAGCAACTGTTGTACCGTTGATGGTAGCGGTATCACAGTCGCCAATCAAGTCACAGATTTCTGCTTTCAACTGGTCTTCCAACTCTTTATAGGAAGCCAGTTCGCTACGGACATGGCGAAGACGGTCAAACAAATCAGATGTCTCAGTGGGCAACTCTTGAATCTTGCTCACGCTTCGCTTGTAACGGGTAGCAATAGTTTCATACGACCACTTCACACCTGTTGGCATCATGCCTAACTCGATAGCGTTCAACCAGGCTTCAACAGCACTGATGTGTTCAGCCATTTCTGCCGGTGTAATTATCTGTCGATGCAAATGCAGAATCATTGACGGATCAAACACAGCCCACATCACTTCGTTGGTGTCTGCACAGATAGCTTGTTGGATACCTTGGATACGCCAGTAGTCAGGCAGTTGACCTTCCCATTTGCGGGTGGTGGTTTTGATTTCCAGAATCATGCGGGTGTCACCGTCTTCGTAATACCCGTCGAGTGTGGAAACCATCCGCGCCCCGTTCGGTGAATCAGCAGCGAACATTTCTTCGGGTGTGATGTACGGAACACCAATCTTGTCGGCGGCCCATTCAAGAACGAATGGTTCTAAACGGTTGCCACGTTCCATTGCAGGGTTCGGTGGAATTGGTGTAGGTGCAACATCACCTAATAGTTCTGCTGCGTATGCGTCTTTCTTGACGAATGGATGCAACCCGTAGATTGCTGCCACAGCTGATGCCGACACACGCTTGTTTCCTTCTTCATCTCGGAAACGAATGTTCAGCCAGTCTTGCCCACCGTGTTCTGGTTTGGCAATCCGATAACGATGTAGAGCCATAGCCCCTCCTTGTTGTATAACGATTGACCGTCACATTATCGGCGGGGTGTATCAAAGTCAAGCAGAAATATTTAGTCCTCAAAATGAATGACGGACATAGACCGAACCATCCCCGCGGGGATACGGAAAATGTGGATTCCTTCGCCATCATGGAAAGATTGCATCAACGTGATGTGATCCTTTTTGGAACCTGGTTCGTCTTGCGGTATAAGAAAACCGACACTGTTGACGATTACTTCACCGTCATCTTCGAGTGTGTCAAGAGATAACCAACCTGGTTCTTCGCCACAAGCATCAGCCCATTTGACAAGAACGATGGGGTACTCAGTCTTCTCCATCTGATTCTCCTTCTGTGCGGCATTGCGGGCAGTGACGGCCTTCGTTCACATCCCATCCGTAGTCACAGTTAGGGCAGGTCAGCCAGTTCTTTGGTGCGGTCATAGCCCGATATTAGTCGGGGTTTATGCGACTTTCTTAGCCTTATGTAGCAAGGATTCCAACCGTTCAACAGCTCGGATGAAGTCGTCATGGTCTGCCGGTGGCACCACTACTTTCACTAGATACTTCAGCAGGATTTCAACGTCGGCGTGTGTCATAGGACTGCCGACTTTATCACCTACTTTGGTTTGGTGATGTAGTCCTCGACTGTTGTTAGACGCTTCTCGATGCGGTCAATCGCGTCACGCATAGAAGACCCACCGTTGTTGTTCATGTTCATCTCAACGTGGCTGACAGCGTGTTCAATGCGTTGTCCCCATTTGAAGATTGGATAGAAAACTGCGCGATGGATGACACCAATGGCGGCGACAACTGCGCCTACTGTGATGATCCATTCTGCGACAGTCATTGGTCGTCTTTGTTACTGATGCGTACTGCTTCGCCCCACGCCATCAATAGAAAAGCAGAGACACCGAGAACTGCACCGATACTTACCCAGATCAGTACACCCACGGTTCTCATCATGCCTTTTCTTTGGCCTGTAGTTCAGCCCATACCGCAGCGAACTTGTTTGGATTGTCTGCCATAGCGGGAGAAAGTTCAAAATGCAACCACTTCCCACCTTGCGAACCGGCATTGCTTTCGCTGTCATAAATCTTTACGCCCTTTTCGCCTTCGCCACGGGAGCAACGATAGCCGCGACCCCAG